GAGGGCAAGACGGTAAAGGTCAAGTGGGTAAACGCCCACGGATACGAAACCATGACCGCTATGCAGCTTGGCTTGAGGGAACCCGCGACCATCACGATGCGATACTCCCCGCTGATAAACGAAACGGTGATAGTCTACCGCGATAAGGATACCCGCCCGTATGAGATTGTCAGCATTGACGATGTGGAGCAGCGGCACAGGTGGCTTGAGATAAAGGTGCAGCGGAAAGTGCCGGCCAGATAGGAGGTGCAGCTATGACGATAGAGCAGCGAATAAGGGATGCGCTTCTCCCCTTCGGCGATCCCGTGCAGGTGGAGCCGTTCCAACCGGAGGACGGAAACCGTAACCCGGAACGCTACTACACTATCAGGATATCGACCGATGGAGTGCTGTATGCCGATAACGCGCCGCAGAATGAGCGGGCTTATGTACTGGTGCATTTCATCTGTCCCTTGGGCTGGGACAGCACCGAAAGGGTTGAACTCACCAAGAAAGCGCTTGCCACCGCAGGAACGACATGGCCGAAAAAGGAGGATATCTCCGACAACGATTCGCAGGACATTGTTTTCGAGTGCCTTATGGCGAGAGGGGTTGATATGTGATGGCGAACTTTACCGTTGATGGAATTGGCGATGTGTGCGCGTCATTCGCTGCCATTGCCAGAATCCCCGATGACGTAAAAAGCGAAATGCTTAATGCCGAGGCGGATGTAATCGTCAAGGCGCAAAGCGCGGCAGCACCCCGGAGAACCGGAACGCTCTCCAGAAGCATCAAAAAGAAGAAGCCCATGCTCAACTATGATGGCGGTTATATCGTTATCACACCGAGCGGCACACACCATACCAGCAAGAGCGGATCAAGCCGGTACCGCAACCGAGGCACGCGCAGCGGCGGCGTTACCACCAACGCCGAGGTAGCTTTTATCCATGAATACGGTGCGCCGGGGCGCAACATTCCCGGCACGCAATGGATGCTCAAAGCAAACGAGGCCAATGCTGACAAAGCGGTTAATGCCGCAGCTACCATTCACGACAAATGGCTCACGAAAAGTGGGCTATAATTTTTTATGAAAGGAATATAATATCATGGCAAACTATGGTGCAAAGTCCCCTATGTTCGCCCCTTTTAAGGGCGAGGAACCCCTTGACGCCGCTCCTGAGTATCAGACCGGCGTAATCGTCGGTAAGCTCGTAAGCTGCGTGACCACCCCCAACTCCGTAGAGGGTAAGCTGCCTGCGGACAACGCTATCGCAGAGTACCTTTCCCTGATAGCTGACGAGGATATCGCGCTGGAAACCGATGACCTGATCTTGCAGAACTCCCTTGTGCTGTTCGGCGCGAAGATGAAAGGCAATGACCTGGTCTACGGCAGGACGGATATTCCTCCCTATGGCGGGTATGCGTTTTTCCATACCGCAATGCGTCAAGGCATCGAGAAGCACATCGGCCACTTCTTCCCCAAGGTTCGCGCTTCTCGCGGCGCAAAGACCTACAATACCCGCGGCGATACCATCGAATTCGGCACGACTCAGATCTCCATGAAGGCCCTGTTCACCAACACGGGCGACATCGAGGAGGAAAGCGAACCGTTCGCAACGGAGAATGAAGCCTATGCTTGGTGCGCGAGCAAACTCGGTATCGGCTCCTACCATTGCATCGATGTGCAGGTGCAGGGTGAAACCGATGATAAGTATGTGGACTATGTTGGCAAGAGCTTCCTTCCCGCCGGCGGCGATTTTGCGCTCCAGATCACCGGATACGATTCCGTTGCCGCTGCCTACGACAATGGCGCTGACATAACCACTACCATTACCGGTGGTACCGGCACCTATACCATTTCCGCTGTCGATGCTGACCATAACATCGTCATCGTGTTCTAATCGCCGCTGTATGCGTCTGCTGCCCGGACAAGGTTAATACCTGTCCGGGCTTTTTTCTGGCATTTGCAAACCAATCCAGAGCGTTCAGGAGGGCATTATGGATAAGATGGTAAAAATCGAGCTGGGAGGCCGGGAGGTATTTCTGAATTACAGCATGGAAGTGATGTTCCAAGTTATAGAGAAGTACGGAGCCGTAAAAAACGCATTGGAGAAACTTGAAGAGGACACCCGCGAGGGATTCGCCGTAACCAAACATCTGGCCTTGCTCATGGCGCACGATGGCGAGCTGGTACGCCGCACAGCTGGATACGACCACAGCCCATTTCTTGCAGAGGAAGATGTATGCGTACACATGACGCCACATGAGTTTTCATTGTTCCGTGAATCCGTGGTTAAAGCCATTGCGGCAGGATATGGCAGGGAAACAAAGTCTGAAAACGAGGAAGTCGATGTCGGCTTGCAGCAGCTTCAGCAAAAAAAAACAAAGGCCGAAGCGGGCGCTCCCAACTGAACTATATCGCAGTAAAGGTGCTGGGGCTTACGCGCTTTGAGTTTTACCGCATGAACCCCGGAATCTTTTATGACATGTTCCAAATATACGAAGATATCCACGCGCCAAAGAAAAAGAAGGAGAATTGATAATATGGCTAAGTTTCAGTTTCGCGATTACTCCCTTAAACTTGAGTTCCCGAACTGCGAGTTTTGTATCCAGTGTAATTCCGATGTAGGCGATAAGGCCAAAGAGATGGGCAAGCAGTTTGATATGCTGCGCGCCGAATACCTTGAGGGGAAAAAGACAAAGCAGGAAACGGTGGATTACACCATCAAAAGCATCGACAGCATACTGGGCGAGGGGGCGTCTGAAAAAATCTTTGAAGGCCGGGATGTTACCCTGTCTGATGCAGCCGATGTGCTGATCTTCATCGTGACCGAAGCAAACAACTTCATGCGGCAAAAAAACGCCGAAGTCAAGCGTGGAATTAACAAGGGCGGGAAAAGAAAATGACCGTCCGGGAAAAGATACTCTGTCCGTATTGCGGATACCCGATGCCCATAGAGAAGGAGCCTGGTGCTGCGGCGCATGGGCTATGGGTAAAGTGTAAAGCCCGTAATTGCGGGAAAGTGTTTGAAATCAGGATTGACAATAAAAAAGACAAGTAGTGCCAGAGTGCCGATGTCTTGCTGCCATAGGAGGTGTAAGCATTGGCCCAACGCACTATATCCACCAAACTTGCCATCGAGGGCGAGGCGCAATACCGTGCTGCGCTAACCAATATCAACAGCGAGCTCAAAGTCTTACAATCCTCACTTAAACTTGTTCAGTCAGAATATGCGGGTAATGCGAACAGCATGGCCGCGCTCACGGCAAAGGGCGAAGCCTTGAACCGCCTGCATGAAACCCAGGCCAAGAAGGTGCAGGCGCTTCAAGCTGCATTGCAGAACGCCCAGGGCGCGCTGGCTGCATATCAGCAAAAGAACGATACGCTCAAAGCCACTCTTGAGGCCAACACCAAGGCGTTCTCGGCAATGAGTGACGCCAACAAGGCCGCAGGGAAAGAGTGGGCTGCTCAGCAAAAGATAATTGCTGCTGCCGAGGCGGAGCTGAAAAAACTCCAACGATCCAGCCAAGACACCAGCGCGGCACAGAATGAACTTAAAGCCAAAATTGATGCCGCAAAGACCAAGATGGCCGAGCTGGAAAAGCAGACCGGCGGAGCTGCAAGGGCCGCTGGTGAGCTTATTATCGAAAACGACAAGCTGAACAAGGAACTGTCGGAAAATGAGAAATACCTGACCGCTGCACAAAAAGGCACCAATGAATGGGAAACCAAGCTGAACAGCGCAAAGGTTGAACTCAATAACCTCGATGCAGAGATACAGAAGAACAACCGCTACCTCGATGAAGCCGCCGAAAGTGCCGATGGCTGCGCCAAATCCATGGACGAGTTTGGCAACGAAACCGATGATTCCGCGGAATCGGTTGATACCCTTGCTCAAGCCCTCACCGCCGCAGGCATAGCAAAAATCCTTGGAGAGATCGCCAAGGCGTTTGATGCCTGCGTGGAATCATCCATCGAATATGAGAGCGCCATGGCCGGCGTCGCAAAGACCACGGACCTTACCGAAGAAGAACTCGCTACCATGAGCGAGAACATCAAGCAGCTATCCACCGAGATCCCGCTCGCTGCCACCGAGCTTGCAAACATATCGGAAGTTGCAGGACAGCTTGGCGTGGCAAAAGATGATCTGCTCGGCTTTACTTCTGTCATGGCAAACCTTGGCGTTGCAACGAACATGACATCGGAGGAAGCGGCCACCATGCTGGCACAGTTCACGGCTGTCACGGGCATGGATACCTCTTTCTATGAAAACCTTGGTTCTGCGGTGGTTGCCTTGGGCAACAACTTTGCCACGAACGAGCGCAAAATCGTTGACATGACGCAGAACATTGCTGCTGCCGGTGCAAACGCCAACATGACCGAAGCGGAAATGCTGGCGCTGTCTGCGGCGGTTACATCTGTCGGCATAGAGGCCGCCAACGGCGGTACGCAAATGTCGAAGCTCATAAATGACATGAAAGCCGCCGTTGAAACCGGCAAAGGGCTTGAGAACTGGGCAAAGGCGGCGGGCATGTCTGCGCAGGAGTTCTCCCGGCTCTGGGGCGAGGATGCCACCGCTGCCGTAGCTGCCTTTATAGGCAATATCAACCATCTGGATTCAAGTGCAACCGTAATGTTGAACACCCTTGGCATTACGGAAACGCGCATGGTCAATATGATTACGGCGCTTGCCAACGCTGAGGATAAGACGGGCTTACTCACCCGTGCGATCAGCACATCCAATCAGGCGTGGGAAGAAAATACGGCGCTGGTTAAAGAGGCAACCACCAGATACGAAACCACGGAAAGCCGCCTCCAACTGCTCAAAAACAATTTCGAGAACGTAAAAATCGCCGTAGGAGATCAGCTCACTCCTGCTCTTGGTGAACTATACGATGTTGGTGCAGATGTTCTTGGCTGGATCGCTGAAACGATACAGGAGTGCGATTATCTGGTGCCTGTTATCGCTGCCCTTACTACAACGCTGGCTGTGTTCGTTTCTGGCCTCACCGCTTATACGGTTGCATCGAATCTGGCAAAAGTGGCAACGGCAGCATTTACGGCTGCATTAAAAACCAATCATATCATATTGGCCGCAACTGCAATAGCTGCGTTGGTAGCCGGTATAGCCGTATTGGTCACTACGGTAGATAGCAGCGTCCCGTCCGTCAAGGAGCTTACCGAAGCATCGCGGGAATGTTCGGAGGCCATCAATGTTGCAGCCGAGGAATACGATGCTACTGCCGAGAGTGTGGAAAGCACCGCGGCGCTTGCAGGACGCTATGCAGAGCGCCTAAGAGAGCTTGAAGCTGCTGGGCTGAATACCAACGAGGCTCAAAACGAGTACCGAATAATAGTCGATAAGCTCAACTCCATTCTTCCGGAACTGAACCTTACATTGGATGAACAGACCGGGCTTCTTGAGGGCGGAACCGAGGCGTTGCTTGAGAACGTTGAGGCGTGGAAAAAGATGGCGCTGGAAGAGGCGCTTATCGCCAAGTATTCGGATACTATTGATGCTGTTGTCGCTGTCGAAATGGAGCTGATGGAAAATCAGGTTAAGCTAAACGACGCAAAAGCAAGGGGTCAGCAGTTACAGGAAGCATACGAAGCAGCGCAGCAAAAGTATCTTGATTTGTCAATACAGATAACCGAAGAAACCTACAATTCCGCAAATGCCACGTTCGAGTACAACGAGGAACTTGGGAACCTGAAATACCAGCAGCAAGAGGTTGAAATCCAGATGCAAGCCCTGGAAAGCCAGATGCTTGACGTCGAGCAGGAGGAAAAAAACCTCACCGAAGCAATGGAGATCAACAATGCCACGCTTGCCGAACATGAGGCTGTTGTCGAAGAGGCCAGAAAATCACTTGCAGCCTTTACTGAGGCTCAAAAAGAGGCCGGTTTAGCTACTGGTGAAAACATCACTATGCAGGAGGCGGCAGCGCAAGCAGCTGAGGCCGTATCGTTAAGCCTCGGTGCTCTTGCACAGGCATACAAAGATGCGTATGACAGCGCAAGGGAAAGCCTGGACGGGCAAATCGGCATCTGGGATGAAATGGATAACGAGGCCAAGACCAGCGCCGATACGCTCAAACAGGCGGTGGATTCCCAAGTCGAGTACCTCCAAAGCTATCAGGACAACATGGAGAGCCTGCTGTCCCGGAACATTGAGGGTATAAGGGAGTTTGCCGCGAACTTCACCGATGGCAGTACAGAAAGCGCAGCCGCGCTTGCTGGTCTGGCTTCTGCCACAGATGCGGAAATATCTGCGATTATCAGCAGCATGTCGCAGGTCAACGAATACAAGGACACGCTGGCATCGATATTCGCGGAACTCGACACCAACCTTGAAGGCTCCCTTGCTGCATTGTCGCAGAATTATGCTGATACCATTGCAGAAATAACCGGTTCAACTGGCAACGTGGATTTCAGCCCGTTCATATCCGCTGTTGAGAGCGCATTTGCAAATGTCGGGATGACATTTGAGCAGGCAGGAACCGATGCCGGCAGCGGGTTGGAAGCAGGCATAGAGGCGAGCAGAAGCGGCGTTGAAACAGGCGCCACAGCAATGGCACAGGCCGTAATTGATGCGGTGCGGACAGCTTTGGATAGCCACTCACCATCACAGGTAATGAAGGAGATTGGCGAGGGCATACCCGAGGGCATGAAGCAAGGCGTGGAAACCACAGCGCCCGAACTGAACACAACCGTCACCACTCTATGCGAGGAAATTATATCCTCCATGGAGCAGGGCGGTACGGAATCGGTTGAAAGATTTATCAATGCTTTCGACCAAGTAAAGCCCCGGACGCAAAGCATCTTGTCAGAGCTATCGTCCTATATTTCTTCTTCCATGTCGGGGTTGCCGGGCGAAATGAACAGTATCGGCTACTCAATGGTGGATGGCATGATTTCCGGGCTCAATTCGGGTTCTTCCTCGTTGTACTCCACTATCCGCGGCATTGTGAACCGGGCAATAGACGCAGCGCGGTCAGCGGCAGACAGTCATTCTCCATCGCGCAAAACCATGGAACTGTTTGAAGATATAGACGAGGGCATGATTGTAGGCGCCAAGAACAAAGCCAACCTGGTGGCAAAGACTTTGCAGGATGTAGTGGATCAGGCGTTGGATTTGGATGTTAAAAACCGCATACCTCAGATAGTCAATGGGATAGACGATTCCATGCCATCAATCAGCAATATCAGCAACCAGTCATCTACAACGGACAACAGCCGCAGCATCAGCTTCGGCGATATTTATGTCATGGTGCAAGGCGAGAGTGGCGGCGAGATGCCCAGCGCCGCTGTCATTGGAGAAGACGTAGCGGATGAATTGGAGCGCAAACTGCGATACAGGGGGATTATCTGATGCAAAGAGATAGTATGATGTTTGGCGGCGTTGATCTGCGCAGCGAGTTTGGGATAATCGTTGAAACTGTGGAGCGGCCATTCTTTGCCAACCTTCGCGCCTGCAAGGTGCAAGTGCCAGACAAAAGCGGCATGTTGGATTACGGCTCAAAGTACCACGATGAAATCACTCTGATGGTAAAATGCGGGACAATATCGCTTTTGACGCAGGCGCAGGTAAGAGAACTTGTATACGCCCTGTCGGAAAAGCAAAGGATCGTATTCTGGGACGAACCGGATAAATACTACATCGGCAGGCTGTATTCTCCCGGCAATATAGCAAAA